AAGATAATATTCGACCATTTGAGGATATATTTTTAGGTGTTGGTTCTGAGGTATTATCATTTATGAGTTCAGTATTAACTGTAAATCCCGATGAAGCAATTCGTAGTATTAAAACGAGATTAGACCAAACTATTAAAGATGTTAAAACAGGTGGAGACCCTAAGAAAGTTGCTAAGCTTAAAATGGAATTAGAAAGATTAGAAGCGATTGGTGGTGTAAATAAAATTGTTCCAATTGAAGGAATAGTTTTTCAATATCCAAAAGGACCAAATGGACGTACGATGAAGCTAACCGGAAGTTTTGCGAGCGTAAATCAGTTGTTAGGAATATTTTTTAATGGATAATATAAAGAAAAAACTATGAACTTTATATTTATATATAGATATAAGTAAATTAGTAAATTATGGATATAGAAAAGTTAAAAGAAATATTAAAATATAAAGAAGAAAAAAATATAAAAATAGAAGAAGCTGCATCTCATTTTGTAATAGGCATACACCGATTGAGACGTTTATTAAAAGAAAATAACTTATCATTTTCTAAAAAAAGAGTAAAAAAGTCGGCCGAAACTATTAAAAAAATAAAACAAACAAATCTTGTTTCTAAAAATAGTCCTTATATAAAATACTGTTGGGAAAATGAATATGATTTATTTATCAAACAAAATACAGAAGATAAATCAGTAGGAATAAAAGGATTCTGTGAGCGTAGGGGATATGGTATTAAATATTTAAGAAGATATATTAGAGAAAACAACTTGGAACAGCCAAGAGGAGTACCTAAAAGAACCGAAAGTTGGAAAAATAAAATATCCAACTCTCTTACAGGTAAAGTAAATAATCCAAAAGGCTCTAATGGAAAACTTAAAGGAAAAAAACTACCAAAATCTCAAAGGGATAGTATAAGAGAAGGTTTGGTAAAATATCATTATGATATTTCTTTGGATGAATGGAGATATTTACAAGGTGATAAAGAAGTTTATTACAGAGAAGTTTGGAGAATAACTAAACAACAACCGTTGGAAGCTTTGGAAAATTTTGATAAAAGAGGTAATGCTGGAATGAATGGTTCATATCAAATAGACCACATTTACCCGATAAGTAAAGGATTTATGAATGGAATTGACCCATATGAGATTGGAAATATAAAAAACTTACAAATGTTGCCTTGGAAGGAAAACATAGTAAAGGGTAACAATATTATCAAAAATTAAAAAATCAAATTTTAGGTTTATTTTATTAATTCCATATTTATATACATATTCACAATAAAAAAGGAAACAAAATATGAAAGTATCGCAATTAAGACAACTAATCCACGAAGAAGTTCGCAATACTTTAAATGAGGGATTGTTTTTAACACAAACAGGAACCGATAGTTCCGAATTAAAAGCGGTTAAACAAAAAATACATAATTACATTAAAGATTCAAAAAATCTAAAAGTAATAGATGAACTCATTTTAGACCTTTGTCAACTATATGCTGATGAAACCAAATAATATATTACGATATTTATATAAAAAGTTATGGGAAATAGTAAATTAAAAAATACAAAAGCGGTTACTGAAATGTTGGCGGGTGTTCATAAAACGCAAACAAAGAGGACCGTTGGTTTTGAAAACTCACCTACCTATGTTCGTCGTTCAGTTGGTGAACAATGGGAAGATGAGAATGGGGATATGTGGGAGCAAAAAGCTGGGTATAAAGTAAAGCTCGGCAAGCTTCATCAATTAAGGGAGGACTTGAGAAAGTTTCCTAATTGTATGAAGGAAGTTTGTGACTGCAAAAACCCAAAAAGATTGGATGAAAAAATGCGTGCTTTTCACGGTATGTGTTTTGATTGTGTATTGAGTATGGAATCAAAACTAAGAATAAGTGGGGAGTATGATAGATATGAAAAAAGAAAAATGCTTGAGAATGCGAAAGCATGGTTAAAGCAGGCTCAATTTGAAAAAGAAGCACTTAAAGTTGCGTTAAAAATGAAGTTCATCAACGAAAATGGTTCGGTTGAAGAATGGAATGGGGTTAATATAGAAGATGTTCTACTAAAAGTAGATACTGACTTTGAAAAGTTACGAGTTGATTATATTGGAAAATTGGAGAAAGAACTTGAAGAAACCACAACTTGAACAACTAATTAAATCAGCAGTAAGAAAAGTTATTGCAGAAGATTTAAGAAAATGGTTTGGCAAGGGTAAAACGGGTTCAACTACCGGTGGTGGTTGGGATAGGTATTCTACCACAGGTGAAAAACTTGGTAAGTGTGGTGATGCGGAAGAGGGAGAACCATATTCCGCTTGCTTATCCAAAGAAAAAGCCCAAAAGTTGGGTAAGGATGGAATAGCAAGTTTTGTAAGAAGAAAACGGGCAGCTCAAAAAAAGGGTGGGGATGCCAAAAAAGGAAATGAAAAAGAAAAAGGTCAAAAACCTGTATATGTAAAAACCGGAGCATAAAAATATGAAACAAACACAATTAAGAAAATTAATTAGAGAATCAATTAAACAGGTTTTAATTCAAGAAAGCCTGGCAAGTGTTAAAGATTTTAGAAACATGCCATCTGACCCGCCAAATGAATCTATGATAAGAATGATTCTTATGAGAAAGGTAGACGGAAAAACTGCTGTTTATCGTTTAGAAAAAGATAATTGGTTTAGAAGATACCAAAATCCTGGTAAGGGGTATGGTTTAATGATTAGAAAATTTAGGATAGGAAATCAACCGGTAGCGGTAAGACCAAATCCTGAAATTGGGCCACACCATTCGGTATTTAACGCTTTGGTAACTTATTTACCATCTGAATTTGATAATACCGATGATGATATTCCTGCAAACTATGAAACTGTAAAAGGATATGTATTTTTAGGAACGAAAGCATTTACTGGGTTTGAGATGCAGCAAGCATTATCTCCAAAAGATATTGAAGCATTTGTTAAAATGAATGTACCTAATTATACCCCATAATTTGAGGTTTTTATGAAAAAACGATTGGTAGAAAAAAATGTTCCAACTGATCCATCAAAATGGTCTTATTATAAATCGCAAGCAAAAGAAAAGTTTGACGTATATCCAAGTGCATATAGCAATGCCTGGGCAGCAAAACAATACAAAGCAGCTGGTGGGGGTTGGAAAACTGAAGAAGGGGTAGTAAATGAAGCAAAGAATGAACCACCTGTAATAACTCAATTAAGAGATGTTATAAGGTCGGGTTATAAATCAGTTAAAGACCCTAAGACCGGAAAGCAGATGAAGGTAGATTCATATTCAGCATCCGCTATTATAGCAGTTTATGACCAATTGAAAAAACAAGAGAATAGGGACCAATTTGTAAACGCAGGACTTATGAAAATGCAGACCGTTGCGTTTAAGTTGTTGAATAGGCAAGAGGGGGTAATAAAAGAAAATAATGTTGAAGATGTAATCAAAGATTTGGATAAGGTAAAGGGTGATTTACTTAAAAAAGTAGATGTGTTAGTGGCAAAAAAGAAAAAACTTTACTCTAATGTAGATATTGAATCACCAATGAGTGCAGAAGAAAAAAAATTGGATAAAGATATTGCAGATTTATTTTCACAAATTCAACAATTGGTTTTACAAAAAAGAAAAATGAAAAAAGAATCAGTAAACGAAGGAAATGCTTTTACTGGTGCACTTTTTAAAGCAAGAAAAGAAGGATTGAAAGAGTTTGAATTTGGTGGTAAGAAATATCCTGTTATAAATGAAGTAGATGATGATGATGAACCATCAGTTTCATCGGTTAAAAAAGCAGGAAAAGGGGTTGAAAAACAAAAAAGAGAGATTTTATCAATCCAAAAAAAATTAAAGGATAATGGTAAAAAAACCGCAGAGTTTGTAAAAATACCACAGGGTGATAGAACCCCAGCGCAAAAAGCCCATTTAAAGAATATGGCTGATTTAACAGCGAAGTTAAAGAAGTTGAAAAGTTTGACAGAGGATATAGATGTAGGGCATCAAGACGATGAACCAAATATGTTAAAAGCAGACCTTTTCCGTATCGCAAAATATGCAAAAGAATTGTATGAATTATTAGGGCAATTTGATAATTCGGAGGAAGAGATTGATTTTCCACATTGGTGGCAGTCTGATATTGTAAACGCAAAAACTCTAATGGTAAATGCGAAACATTACCTAAATGGTGAATTAAATGTAAATGGTAATCCTTTGGGTGAAGTAAAAAAAAACTTGAGTGAGGGGTTAAAATACCATATAAAAAACAAAAAACCAATATCAGAAAACATTTATAGGTGGGGTTCTCCTAAATTTTTTAAGTTAGTAAATGAATGTAGAACCCTTTGGAAACGTGGTCAATTTATGCCTATGAACGAAAGTGATGAATGGTTTTTAGATTCCGATTTAGGTAAGGTTGCTATTTATGAGGGAAAAAAAGTTCTTTTAGATTTTCCAATTTTAACCGAAGCTGAATATCAGGGTAAAGAAGTAGAATTAAACTCTCCCAAAAGAAACTCCGGTGAGGGTAAAAAGTATGTAGTTTATGTAAAAGACCCACAAAGTGGTAATATTAGAAAAGTAACTTTTGGTGATGTTAAAGGTGGGTTGACCGCAAAAATAAGTAACCCAGAAGCAAGAAAAGCATTTTCGGATAGGCACAATTGCCCTGATAAAAAAGATAAAACATCGCCAGGTTATTGGAGTTGTAATTTACCCCGTCATTGGTCTAAAATTGGTGGTGGTGAGGACATAAATTCATATTGGTAAAATGAATAAACCATACATAGAAATCAAATCCAAAAGTATTATCTACCGGTCTTTTGATATGAGTGTGGATAACTCGGAGTTAGTATGGCATAGAGATAAAAAAACAAGATTGGTTGAAGTAATTGGTGGAAAAGGGTGGTATTTTCAGGCAGATAATGGATTACCAATAGAACTTAAAGTTGGGGATGTATTCACTATAAAAAAAGAAACATACCATAGAATAATAAAGGGTAAAACTCCCTTAAAAGTAATGATAAAAGAATTGGATTAATTAGTTTTTAATTCATATTTATATTAAATAAGTTTTGATGAATGCGTATCATGTTTTTTTGGTGAATGAAAAATCACCACCATCTGGATTTGAGTTGTTGGTTCAAATGTATTCTTGTATAACACATAAAAAATCAAACTCAGATACACCACTTTATCTAATTACTGATAAAAAATCTAAAGAGTTTTATGATAGTTGGAATATAACTCAATTGTATGATGGTATAATTACTGATTATTTTGATGATTATCCATATGAAATGATCTCCCATAATTTTTGGGCATCTCCTAAAATATGGGCAATGTCTAAATTAAAAACTCCTTTTGTTATTTATGATACTGATTTAGTATTGTATAGAAATCTAAAAAAAGAAATCGGTGATTGTGATTTGATGTATTTACATTTGGAATCGGGAATTAATTATGGTAATCCATTAGATGTTGAGTGTTCCTCAAAATGGGAATGGGATGATTATATGATTACCTCTTTTAAAGATGCTTTTCCAATGAATACCGCAGTGTTTGGTATATTTAATGAAGATTTTAAAAAAGAATATACTGATAATTATTTTAAGTTTGTTTTGGGTGCTAGTGGAGATGTAAAAAACATAACAAAAGAAAAAGAACTTTTTTATGAAAAATCCGGCCCACAAATAATAGCAGAGCAGTGGTTATTATCTGCATTAATAAGTTATAATTATATTGTTAATAAAAAGCAACTAAAAACAAAAGCATTAGTACCTGTAATATTTTCTAGTCAAAATTTTTATTCTGTAAAAGAATTATTGTATAGTAAAGAAGATGTATCATCAACTTTATTAAACAATTCTATATATCATTTTTGGGGAGCTAAAAAATTTATTAATGATGAATTTACCAAAGAGTATGAAAAAATAAAAGAGGAAGTTTTATCTGGTTTATCAATAATAGAAAATAGTGAATATTATGATATATTAAAAGATAAAGTTTATTTAATCAAAAATCAGTATTTATAATAATAGGAGGAAAAGTTATGAGCATTTTGGAAAAGTTATTGAATTCTTTTGATCGATTTTTTATGGGTAAAAAAATAATAAATTTACCGGAAACATTGGAAATTGTGAAGATAGAACCATTAGAAACAAAAATTAAACCATTGACATCAGCAAAAGGGGCTGTGGGTAAATTATCACCGGAAGTGAAAACTGATGAAGTAAAACCAAAACCAAAAAGAAGAAATAATTATAGAGGTAGAGGAAAAAAACAAAAAAAGAATAATGAAAACATTTAAAGTTATTGTATCAATAGTAATATTAGCAATTGCCCTATTTTTACTTAGGGGTAAATTACCTATGGAGTTTGTTAAAAATATTTTTAATAATGAACCTATAATTGATACAATTACAACGGTAGAATACAAATACGATACTATTAATACCAAATCAGAGGTTTACATTCCAAAATGGAAAGATAGAGTTGTAGTTGATGTAGATAGTATTTTTATTACCCAAAAAGAACCAATAGATACTATGTCTCTTTTACGGGATTACTACGCAAAATATTATTATGAAGATACAATTGATGTGGATACTTTTGGTTATATTGTAATGAAAGATACGGTTTCAAAAAATAAAATTGAGGCACGACAATATGTTTCAAATATTTTAATACCCACAAAAATTGTAACTAATAATATATTAGTGAATAAAAGAGAAATTTATTTGGGAACGGGTATTACTGGAAATAAAAATTTTATGGTTTTAAATGGTGAAATGTTGGTTAGAACCAAAAAAAGAAAAGCATATGGTATGGGTATTGGATTAGATAATAATTTATCCCCAACGTTCACCGCAAAAATTTACTGGAGAATAGGTAAGTAATGGGTAAAACTTTAAAAGAGATAATATCTGAAGAGTATGTAAAGTGTGCGAAAGACCCGATATACTTTTTTAAAAAATATTGCTATATACAACACCCACACAGGGGAAAAATACTATTTAACTTATATGATTTTCAGGAAGATTTAATAGGTTCTTTTAAGAACCATCGTTTTAATGTTATTCTAAAATCACGTCAATTAGGTATATCAACTATTTCAGCTGGATACTCACTTTGGTTGATGTTATTTCATAGGGATAAAAACGTACTTGTAATCGCAACAACGCAGGATGTAGCAAAAAATTTGGTTACGAAGGTTAGATTTATGTATGATAATCTACCAAGTTGGTTAAAGGTGGGTGCTGCTGAAGATAATAAATTATCATTAAGATTGAAAAATGGTTCTCAAATCAAAGCAGTTTCTGCGACAGAAACCGCAGGACGTTCCGAAGCACTTTCTTTATTGATTATAGATGAGGCCGCATTTATCAAAGGTATTGAAGAGATTTGGTTATCTGCACAATCCACACTTTCAACTGGTGGTGGTGCAATAGTTCTCTCAACACCAAATGGGGTTGGTAATTTTTTCCATAAAGTTTGGCAGCAAGGAGAAGCAGGTGATAAATGGCATCCAACAAGATTACATTGGACAGTTCACCCCGAAAGAAATCAAAGATGGAGAGATGAACAAACAAGGTTATTGGGGGAAAAGGGTGCTGCTCAAGAATGTGATTGTTTGTGGGGAAATTCTGCTGTTATTGTTAAAAACATATATACAAATGAAATTTTAGAAATTTCTTTGTATGAATTGTATAATAATTTATAAAATACTATTTATACACAAGAGTGTAATTGTAAAAATAAGGGTTTTATGAATTATGTAGTTGAAGGTTGGAAAAAAATAAAAAATGGTATAAAAAATATAAATGAATTGTATTCTTTTGATGAGACTCGTGATTTATTATTAAAAGATTTTTATTATAAAGATTATTTTGGTAGAGCTAAAAATAGAACTATGATATGTAAAAATCCAAAATTATATAAATCAATATATCATCACACACAAATATTAGAAAATACACTAAAAAGTCAAAAAACATATAGAGGAAAATATAATTTTAAATATCGTATGATTTTTTTGGTAGAAAGTGGGGGTGATATTGAAAAATTAAAATGCGAATGTGGTAAAATGTATAATTGGGAAAAATATTGTAGATACTGCCCAGAACCTAAAAAATCATTTGTTGGTAAAAAACATACACCCGATACCAAAAATAAAATGAGAGTTTCTACATTAGAATATATTAAAAAATTAAAAGGTAATGTTACACCAAGATATAATTATGTCTCTATTGAAAAAATAGAAAAGGTTGCCAAAGAACTTGGTATAACCGATTTAAGACATGCTGAAAATGGTGGTGAATATTATATAAAAGAGCTTGGTTATTTTGTAGATGGTTATAGTAAAGAAAAAAATGTTGTAATTGAATATGATGAAGCACATCATTATGACCACAACAATAACTTAAAACAAAAAGATGTAATACGCCAAAAAGAAATAGAAAATTTTTTAGGTTGTAATTTTATTAGAATAAAGCACAATGGACTATAAATTAAAACAGAATACCAAATATGAAATAATGACACCTAATGGGTTTCGTTCTTTTTCTGGCATGCGTTCTTTGACCAAAAATTCAATTTTTAAGATAAAATTATCAAATGGTAAAAAAATTGAGTGTTCTGATAATCACCCATTTATGTTGGATGATATAAAAACAATTGCGTCAGAGTTAAAAATTGGTTCAAAAATATCATCAACAAATAATAGTTATGTTACTGTTTTGTCTATTGAATATTGTAATAAAACTACTGATTTATATGATATTGTAGAAGTAGATGGTGGTAATATATTTAATGTAGATGGTATTATATCACATAATTGTGATTTTATTTCATCAGGTTACACAGTCGTTGATGGTTCTGTATTAGAGTGGTATAAAGAAACCTATGTAACAGAACCAATTGAAAGACGTGGATTTGATGCAAATTATTGGATATGGGATTATCCTAACTATTCAAAAGATTATATAGTTGTGGCGGATGTTGCAAGGGGGGATGGGGCAGATTACTCTGCTTTTCATGTAATTGATGTTGAGCGATTAGAGCAAGTGGCGGAATATAAGGGTAAGATAGAAACAAAACAATATGGTGCTTTCTTATCATCGGTAGCAGCAGAATGGAATAATGCCCTTTTAGTGATTGAAAACGCAAATATTGGATGGGCTGTTATTCAGGAAGTAATTGACCGTAATTATGGAAATCTTTATTATTCATATAGGGAGTTGGGGTATATAGATGAAGATATACATTTAAGGAGGGGATGGGATTTAAAACAAAAAGAAGATATGGTGCCAGGATTTTCAATGACACAAAAAACACGACCTTTAATAGTATCTAAATTAGATACTTATATGAGAGAAAAATCACCAATAATTCACTCTAAGCGATTGTTGGATGAGTTATTTGTTTTCATATGGAATGGACCAAAAGCGGAAGCACAAAGAGGTTACAACGATGATTTGGTTATATCATTTTCTACCGGTCTTTGGGTTAGAGATACTGCGTTGAAGTTAAGACAGCAGGGTATGAACTTAACAAGAAATGCTTTGAGTAGTATCACCCGTGTATCTGGAAATCAAATAACGGTGTTTTCAAGCAAAAACTCAGGCCAAAATCCATATACTATGAAAGATATTCGTGGCAATGATGTTGATTTAGGTTGGTTATTTTAAAAAAATTATATTTATACTTATGGCAGATAAATCTTTATTCGGTAGATTGCAAAAACTCTTTTCAACTCAAGTTGTAGTAAGAAGAATTGGTAAGGGTAAAACCAGGGCTATTGATACACAACGATTACAATCACAGGGTAATATAAAAGGAACTTCTTACTACGATAGATTTGGTAGATTACACACATCTCGTCAAAATTGGGAAACTTACAATAATCAATATAATTATTCATCTAATAGGTTAGAACTTTATACTGATTATGAGGCGATGGATAAAGACTCGATTATTGCATCGGTTTTAGATATTTACTCGGATGAATGTCTTGGGCCCGACACCCTTATTCCATTGTTAAATGGTAAAAAATATACTATAAAAGAATTGTATGAAAATGATGTAAGAAATTTTTGGGTATATGGATTATCTAATAATGGTAATTTTACACCATCTTTGGCAGAAAAAGTTATTTATAAAGGTAAAAAACAAACATATATTTTAACTTTAGATGATGGAACTAAAATAACTGCAACCGATAATCATATTTTTGTAAAATCAGACAATTCTCAAATTGAATTAAAAGATTTAAAAGTCGGCGATGGTCTATTAGTTTTACATACAAACAACCATAAAATAATATCAATAGAAGCAGGAGAAATAACAGATGTATATGATATTGTTAATGTAGGTGATAATCATTTATTTGCAATTGAAACAAATGATGGTGGAAAATGTTATGTTCATAATTGCACCCTCAAGAACGATCTTGGGGATGTATTGAGGATAAACTCGGATGATGAAAATATTAAAAAAATATTATATAATTTATTTTATGATGTCCTTAATATAGAGTTTAATCTTTGGGCATGGATTAGGGGAATGAATAAATATGGTGATTACTACCTTAATTTAGATATTGAAGAGGGTATTGGTATTGTGAATGTATCACCAATATCGGCATATGAAGTTGAGAGAGAAGAAGGATTTAATCCTGATAATCCATATGAAGTTAGATTTAAAATGACAACAATGGGTGGTGGTGCTACCGGATTTAATTATCAAAAATCTAGCAACGATATACAAAACTATATTCCATTTTATAAAATAGCCCATTTTAGGTTATTTTCAGACACAAACTTTTTACCTTATGGTCGTTCTTTATTAGAACCTGCTAGAAAAACTTGGAAACAATTAACCCTTATGGAAGATGCGATGTTAATTCATCGTATTATGCGTGCTCCTGAAAAAAGGGTATTTAAAATTGATGTTGGTAATATACCACCAAACGAAGTAGACCAGCATGTTAGGAACATTATAGACCAAATGAAAAAAGTTCCTTATGTAGATGAAGCGACTGGTGATTATAATCTTAAATTTAACATACAAAATATGTTAGAAGATTATTATTTACCCGTAAGAGGTGGTCAAAGTGGGACTCAAATTGATACTTTGGGTGGAATGGAATTCACTGGGATTGAGGATATAAATTATCTTAAAAACCGAATGATGGCTGCTCTTAAAGTTCCAAAAGCATTTATTGGGTATGAAGAGGGGGTAGAGGGTAAAGCAACGCTTGCTCAGCAAGATATTCGTTTTGCTAGGAGTATTGAGCGGGTACAAAAAATTGTTTTATCCGAATTGACAAAAATTGCAATCATACATTTGTATGCGCAGGGATATGAAAATGAGGCATTATCTAATTTTTATTTAGAATTAACACCACCATCAATAATTTATCAGCAAGAAAAGGTTGCTCTTTGGATTGAAAATGTGCGATTAGCATCGGATATAAAAACATCGAAACTACTTTCACAAGAATGGGTTTATAAAAATATATTTAACATGTCTGATGATGAGTGGAAAGCAGAGCAAGTTAAGGTTATTAACGATTTGAAATTAGGATTTAGACAGTCTCAAATTGAAAATGAGGGTAATGACCCAGTTAAGACTGGTGAGTCGTTTGGAACTCCGCATGATTTGGCGGCATTATCACAACAATCAGCGGAAGCGGGGGGAGGGCAACCTGCTCCTGGTGGTGATGAGGGTGGTTCACCTCCTGGTGGATTTGAAGGAGCGGGTAGACCTGAAGAGGGTAGTATTGCTGGGACAGATGAAAGTTCTTTTGGTAGAAACGCAATGGGATATGAAACGGATATAAAACCTGAAAAAGCATACCATACGTTTAGGAAATCACCACTTTCTGTTGAAGGGATGCAGTTAAAAACAAGCTTACAAAATTCAAAAATAAAAAGTAAAAAAATTATAATGGAGTCATTAACAATAGACGATATTGAAAAACCTCAAAAATTTGACATGTTAGATGAAAGAAACATATTAAATAATAATGTTTAATTAAATTTTGTATATTTATTTATTGATAAGATAGGACAATTATAAATGAACACCAAATTAAAGCATTCTAAATTTAAAAACACTGGAGTTTTGTTTGAACTGCTTGTAAGACAGATTGCATCCGATACTTTGAATGCTAAAAATTCAATTGGATTATCTATTATTAAAAAGCATTTTAAGCATGGTAGTGAATTAAGTAAAGAACTTAAAATGTATCAATATCTTGTCAAAGAAAATTTTGATAATACTTATAAAGCAAGTGAGTTTCTTAATATTATTTTGGGTGAAAGAAAAAAATTAAATGAAACTCATTTAAAAAAAGAAAAATATAATCTTATTAAATCAATAAATGAAAAGTTTGATGCAAAAGATTTTTTTAAGTATAGAGTAAATAACTATAAATCACTTGCTTCCATATATAAATTATTTGAAAATCAGGAAAATCAATCTCCAAAAGAATGGGTTGAATGTAAAAATCAAATTTTAGAAAATATAACAAAAGCAAAAAAACCTATAAAAGAAGAAAATACTGATTTGTATAGTAAGGAGTCAAAGGATGTTAGGTTATTGGCTTATAAGTTTTTAGTTGATAAATTTAATGATAAGTATAAAGAATTAACCAACGAACAAAAACTGGTTCTTAGAAATTATATTAATAATATTGATAATTCAGGCAATTTAAAAAGATTTATTTTAAGGGAAAGTAAAAAACTTAAAAATGAATTTTCAAAATTAAAAATTACTGATAAAGTTTCTTCTATTAAGTTAAAAGAAGTTATTGGGTTGATTGATAATTTATCCAACGCAAAAATTGTATCGGAGGTTCAGGCACTTGGGCTTTTAAGATACTATCAATTGTTAAACGAATTAAAGGGTGTTCAATAATGAGTAGGTTTTTAATTGAAGAGCTTGATAAAAAATTTAAGCAATTAGAAGAAGAAGAAATTGTAAGTCCCGATGAAAAGGATGATGAGGATTTGGGTGAACAAAATGTTACCGGTAATTTGGATGGTGGTGCTGGTCCACCTCGAACTCCGCACGCTTTTGCGAAAAATGCGGCGGGCATGGATAATGACCATATTGAGGTATTGGGATATAAAAAAATAAAAAGTGTAAAAAGAAATTTTTTAGAAAATTGGGAAAAAAAGATTGAGGATGTCATTAATGAAATGAACTATCGTCAATACCGAAAAGATGAAACCGGTTCTCCGCAGTATAAAATCAATAGGGCTATTAAAGAAATTAATAGAAAGATATATGAGGTTGAACATTTAGTAAATCAAAATATAAAACTAAAGACGGAAATGGGTATTTCATCTGGTTCTTATTGGAAAAAAACAAGAAACAATTTTTCTAAAATATCAGAGCGATTAAACCGAATTTCAAGTAAAATAAGACAATTGGGTGCCTGATATGAAACAACTATTAATTGATACTATTGTATTTGATGTAAAACCACAACAGCTTAAAGAGGCTGCTATGAGTGGTAATGGTAGATTAATTGTAACTGGTGTTCTTCAAAGGGCAAATGAAAAAAATCAAAATGGTAGAATATATCCCGAAAATATTTTGAAGCGTGAGGTTGATAAATATAAGGGTAGAGAAATAAAAGAAAATCGTGCGTATGGTGAGTTAGACCATCCAGAATCATCGGTGGTGGAATTAAAAAACACATCACATATTATTAAAGATGTGTGGTGGAGTGGTAAAGATGTTGTTGGTAAAGTAGAAATATTAAATACCCCGTCGGGTAGAATACTTAAAGAATTGATAGAGGCAGGTTGTACGGTAGGTATATCTTCGCGAGGCATGGGTTCAGTTCGTCAAATTAAAGAAGATGGTACTGTGGCTGTAGAAAACGATTTTGATTTAATTTGTTGGGATTTTGTAAGTAACCCATCTACTTATGGTGCTTTTATGAAACCCGTTAATGAGGGTGTTAGTAGAGGTTCAAAAGTGAATAAATATGAAACTGCTAATAGTATAATGCGAGATATTATTTGTGAAATTGGCGGATATTGCGAATGCCCTAAAATTGGAGAAACAAAATGAAATTAGAACAACTCAAAAAAATGATTAGAGAGATTGCAAAAAAAGAAATGAATTTGATGGCAGTCCAAAACACACAAAAAAGCTTAAAATTAGAGTCCGCTTCGAGAACCGCAATGGAAATTGGTGGACTTACCGGTTTAAATAAAGATGCAGTTCAAAAGTTTGTTGATACTCACAAATTGGATATTGAGAAGGTTTTTCAATTCGTTAAAAAAGGAAAACTTTCAGACAGAATGGATTTTGTGACTGCGGTGTCTGGAAAACCGAATAATCCAATTCAAAAGAAGCTAATTAAAAAGCTTCAAGAATCAGTAAACGCAGTTGTAAACCCCTCACAAGTTCGTTCTGTTATTTCAAAAGTTAAAAAAGACTTAAAATTAGAGTCCGCTTCGAGAACCGCAATGGAAATTGGTGGACTTACCGGTTTAAATAAAGATGCAGTTCAAAAGTTTGTTGATACCCACAAATTGGATATCGAAAAAGTTTTCCAATTTGTTAAGAAGGGAAATCCTGCAGATAGAAGGGATTTTGTGACCGCAGTTTCCAGTCCAATATTATTCATGCGAAAGAATATAATTAAAAAGCTTCAAGAATCAGTAAACGAAGATATAAAAGCATTTGATGAAAGAAGTTTTGGTAAGAATGGTATTATCATTATGATTGATGATAATGGTAAAAAAGTATCGGCAATATTTAAAAATAGAAAAAACGCAGATAAGTACAATAGAAATAAGCCCGAAGATTTAAAAACTTTAGTTTCTTTGGCTAATAAAAAAGGATTTGGTAAAGCAATAGATGAATCAGTAAACGAAGAAAAATATTCAGATCAAACGGGCATTAAATCATCTTTATTAAATGATTCCGAATTTACACACTTATTTCAACCAAAAGTATTTAATTGGATACGGGGTAAAGATGTAAAAATATTTAAGGTACAAAATTATTCTAATATATTTACAATTAGTGATGGTAATATGGAAATTGTAGTTAATATATCCAAACCAATATCCGTAATTAAACCATATGGTAGAGCTAGACGGGAAGTTAAAGATTTATTTTTAAAAACCGAATCAGTAAACGAAGCTAAAAAATACGATATTGGGTCTGGATATTTGGGTAATGGTTTAACTATTTGGAATAGGGCAGAAGAAAAAGATGGTGATTATGAAACGATAGCCCATATAGGAAAAGATGGTAAACTAACTATTTATGATAAAGAAATTCCCGCTGATATTAAAAAGATGTTTGGTATTTGGGCAACTTCTATGAAAAAGGGTAATAGACCACCCTCTTACTGAAAAAAGGAAATGAAATGAAAAAACTATTTAACTTATTAAAAGAATCACAGCATATGGATTATCGTAGATTAAACATTGGTGAGGAAGATTTGGATGATACAAAAATGACCAATGAAGAAAAGCGGGCTTTTGTTGAGGCAGTTGCTTCATACCGAAAAATTGGTGAGGCAATTTACCATAATGGTAATTTGATGGAAGCATACCAAAACATTAAAAAGATTGTTGAAACTGCTCATAAATTAACTTTACAAGAAACTGGTGATTGGTTTGATAAGGTAACTGTTTCTCGTCATATGAAATCTATGAACGAATCTTTTAAGATTTTTACAAACACTATCAAAGAAGTATCAACTCTCCAGCAAAGGTTGGAATCATCTTATGATGAAATTGGTGAGATATTGGGTAAATATTATGAAATAAAAGAAGGTAATGAATTTGGTGCTGAAAGAGCAAAAGCGATTGCAGCAGGTGAAGATACATTCCGGGTTGGTGATAAAACATTTAAAGTAACGGATGTAGATTCTGAAGATAAAGAAAATGCACAAAATTTTGTAGGAGAAAACATGAAATTAAATCAATTAATAAACAAAAAATCAATCAATGAAGGTAAAAATTTGGTGAAGGAAGGAATAAAAATAGGAGATACGGTTAGAGCATCTAAAGAATATGGTGGGTTGAAGGGTACGGTGGTGGGTATTAAAGGTTCTTTTATTACCGTTGAAACAGAAAAAGGAAATAAAACATACCGTGAATCCAATTTAAAAGTTCTAAATAAGGAAGGAATAAAAATAGGAGATACGGTTAGAGCATCTAAAGAATATGGTGGGTTGATGGGTACGGTGGTAGGTATTAAAGGTTCTTTTATTACCGTTGAAACAAAAAAAGGAAATAAAACATACCGTGAATCCAATTTAAAAGTTCTAAATAAGGAAGGAAAAGAGGTAGAATTAAATTCTCCGAAAAGAAACTCCGGTGATGGTAAAAATTTGGTGAAGGAAATAGCAATTCGCAAAGGAACTAGAATAAGATCATATATTGATGGTAGAACTTATACTGTGGATTATGAAGTAGTAGATACAAAACATTTCAGTCTTAGATATGGTGGTGGTACAACTAATTTACTTAAAGTTATAAATTCAAATCATCCCAAAATAAAAGTCGGTTCTACTGAAGAGTTTTCTACGGGTGATTTAAAAAAATCAATAAGTGCAGGTATTAAAACAATTATTAAGGAATCTTATATAGGGGAAGCAAAAACACCAAAGTTTGGAGATACCGTCCATCTTAAATCACAAAATAAAACAGGAATGGTTTTTGCGATAAGAGGTAGTGATATTATCATTAACACAACAAAAGGGCTTGTTAAAGGAAAATTAAGTGATGCAGAAGTTGTAATGGATGAAGGTAATGAGTTTGGTGCTGAAAGAGCAAGAGCAATTGCAGCAGGCGAGGATACTTTCACTGTGGGTGGTAAAACTTATAAAGTAACCGATGTAGACCCGCAAGATAAAGAAAATGCAAAAGATTTTGTTGGTGAAATGAAACTATCAAATTTTATTAAAAAGGGTGTAAAAAAATCAGTAAACGAAACTAAATTTTATGCATTTTTCAATAATAAAAAGCATGAGATTGAGGGAAAAGATCTTTGGGATGCAAAACAAAAAGCAATTACAATGTTAAAAGTTCCAAAATCAAAAGTTGGTTATTTGGCAATTGTAAATGCGGGTGAACATGATAAAGGTTCATTTAAATATGAATCGGAAAACAAAATTAAATTAAAAGAATTTCAAATAGATTATATTTGGCAAGATAATCAATGTTGGAGAGTAGATGATGAGGGAAATTGGACAAAAGCACCCAGACACAAATGTGGTAAGTAAAAATTAAAAAAGGTAAGAAATCATGCCATCAATAGATATTATACAAAACTTATCACTTAAATTTTCCGATTTTATAAAGGATAATCTAAAGGATATTAATAAATTACCCCAAAAACAAAAGCAGGGTATTTCAAAAGCAATTCGTGCTTTTAAGGTTGTATTAGATGATATATCCGAAAATGTTAAAATTGATGAAGTAAAATTGATTAAACCAGGTTCTCCTGTTATGATACTTGATAAGGAGTATGGCGGGGTTGTGGTGGAAATAAAAAAAGAAAAAGCATTGATTAGAACTAAAAATGGTTTGGTTACTGAATCAATATATAATTTACAAATAATTTAATTTTAAAAAACAAGTTATGAACGAAAACGGGGAAAGACCAAAAAAGAAAAGAATAAGAAAAGAATTAATGTATGTTCCTGGTGGTGGAATAGCAGTTAAAGTAGTGGATAATAATGTTGAAGCAGCATTAAGACTTTTCAAAAAAATGGTTAAAGATAGTGATATTATGGATATGTTAAAAGAAAGAACTGAATTTACACCAAAATCCATAGAAAAAA